ATATTGAAGAGTATGAAGAAAAAGGTGCATTCATTTTAATGGGTATGGTAAAATCAATTAAAAGGTCTAAAGGATGGTCAAGGGTAGAGTTGTTAGATAAAACTGGAAGTGTGGGCATATTTGATGAAGAGAATACCGTTATCGAGGCTGGTCGCACGTATATCATTTTGGCTAATGATAATCGTGTTGTTAGTTCAATACCTGTAGATGAAATAAAAGAATCTAAGGATCCACTTATTAAGTTCTTAAACTATAAGATGCTTCCATATAAAGATGATGAAATGTTTGTAGTTTCATTTAAGCCAAGAATAACAAAGGCTGGCAAAAAGATGGCCTCTTTAACTTTAGCAGATGCTGGAAGAGAGTTACATGCAGTAACAGTATTTCCAACTGCTTTCCCCAAAGCATACATGAGTGTAGAGGCTGGCAATATTTATAAATTTGAGTTTGGCAAAACAAAAGATGGCACAGTAATAATGGAGGATGTAATAAATGTTTGATGAATTAGCAGAAGAACTACATAAGGTTGCAGTTGAAAAAGGATTTTGGGATCAAGATGTTGATGATATTTTTGTATCAAAGCAACTAATGATGATTGTTTCAGAAGTTGTTGAGGTTCTTGAAGCAGTTCGTAAAGATAAAGGCGAAGAAGAAATTGCAAAAGAGTTTGCAGACATTATGATTCGTACACTTGATCTTTATGCAGGAATGGTTGAAGCAGGATATACCAAGATTTCTTTAGACCATGCATTTGAGGAAAAAACAAAGTTTAATTTAACTAGACCAGAAAAGCATGGGGTAAGATTTTAATGACAGTTACTGTTGAACAAGTATTAGCTCAGTTAAATCCAAAGTTACGAAAAAGTATTTTAGTAGGAGATTCAGTTCCCAAGACTGAGTATGCAGCAACCCCTAGTTTTGGACTTAATCGTGCTTTAAACGGTGGTCTTCCATATGGCAGACAGGTCCTTATTTGGGGAAGTAAGTCAAGCGCTAAATCATCTTTATGTTTACAAATGATTGGTCTTGCACAAAAAGAGGGAAAGGTATGTGCATGGATTGATGCAGAAATGTCATATGACAAAAATTGGGCAGAAAAACTTGGAGTAGATACATCAAAGTTGATTGTTTCTCAAGCAAGAACTATTAATGAGATGGTTGATGTAGGAATTAATTTAATGGAGGCTGGTGTAGATTTAATTGTAGTTGATTCAATTACTTCATTATTGCCCGCTATTTATTTTGAAAAAGATTCTGAAGAATTAAAGCAATTGGAGAATACTAAGCAAATTGGTGCAGAGTCACGTGACTTTAGCAATGCATGGAAGATGATTAATTATGCAAACAATAAGGTAAAGCCAACATTATTTGTATTGATTAGTCAATCTCGTAATAATATTAGTGCAATGTATACAAGTCAACAACCAACAGGTGGACAAGCTACTAAATTTTATTCTTCAACCGTTATTAAGTTGTTTTCTTCAGAATCAGATAATCAAGCAATTAAAGGAAAAATACATGTTGGAGACAAACTTATTGAAGAAAAGATTGGTAGAAAGGTTCGTTGGGAGTTGCAATTTTCTAAAACATCGCCTGCTTTTCAAAATGGCGAATATGATTTTTATTTTAGAGGGGACAATCTTGGGATTGACACTGTTGGCGATCTTGTTGATACAGCAGAATTAGCTGGGTATATAAGTAGAACTGGAGCTTGGTATCAACTAGAAGATGGTACAAAAGTACAAGGCCGTGAAGGTCTTATTAATAGAGTGCGAGAGGATTTGGATTTACAGGACATGTTAAAGACCAAACTTGCAAATGGCTGATTCAAGATTTTCTATATACTCAGGTAAATTTATTTGCCATACGTGTAAAGAAGAGGTGTCATCTTTAAGATTATGGAAAGAAAGTTTTGAGCTTACATGGATGTGTAGTAAAAAACATTTATCAAAGGCTCTAATAATAAAAAGAAAAAAGGATTTTATAAATGAACAAATTAGATAGTATATATAATTTTAATAGTAAAGATATTAATGGTCAAAGCCTAATACATCTTTTTGGACTCTATTTGCCAGAGAATTCTGTTGGTGTTGAGTTAGGACTTTTTTATGCACAAACATCTTGTATGATAGCTCAAAAATGTGACAATGTGTCTAAGATTTACGGAATAGATCCGTACACACCTGGCGTAAATGAAATAGAAAATATTTCATATGGAGAAAAAGAGTCTGACTATGCAAGAAATCTTGCTATGCATAATATAAAATTTTCAGGGGTATCAGATAAAATAGAAATTATAGAGGATACAAGTATTAATGCATCACATAAATTTGAAGATAATTCTTTAAACTTTATTTTTTGGGACTGCCCAACTACATACAGTGCAGTTTTACAAGATATGGCAGCATGGTATAGAAAACTAAAAACTGGTGGAATTATGTGTGGACATGACTGGGATATGATTAAAGATATTATTTTATTCTTTAAACAAGATATAAATGATAATTCTAAGATAACAGTTCATGATCAAGTATGGGCTTGGATAAAATAATGTCTGAAAAAAATGAATCCAAAAGAATCAATGCTCAACAACATAAAAACTCTGGACGTAATAATAAAAAGGGTGATGCTACTTGGAGAAATTTTATTGTTGACTTTAAAGAAACATCAAAATCTTTTACTATAAATCAAGATGTTTGGGCAAAGGCTGTTACTGACTCCATAAAAGCTGGTACAGATAAATCTCCAGCCATAGTTGTAATACTTGGGGAAGGAAACAAAAAAACTCGTCTTGCTATAATAGAGTTTGATTTATTAGATCAACTAACATTGGGTGGTGAACATGGAACAGAAAGAACAAAATAAAACAACTATAGAGATGGTTAATGGCTTATCCGAAATAGCAGATTATATGCAGGATGAAGAACTGACTGCTGCACTAACATTTATTGCTAAAATTATTATTAAGCCAGATATACCGCTTAATGTTGCAACTTTGGAAATAGTTAGACTTCAGGCTATAGCAGCTAAGATGGCATTTAAAGCAACGTGGATGACTAATGTGGATAAGTCAGACAGAAGCAAAAAAAATATATACTATACGGCAGCGGAAGCCATAAACGATCTTGTATCTGCTCTTAAATACATAATCCGATAACTGATATAATAGATAAAAAAGGATTACGATGACTAAAAATTTGATAAAGCAAATGATGAAAAAAGCTGAGGATACATCTCACATACTTGATTCTGCTGCCCTTATACAAAAAATTAATAATGGGTATATAGCAAAGCAAGAGCCTAAGTATACTAAGAAAAAGACTTTTGCTCCATCAAGTCTAGTCTACGGGCACGGAGAATGTCCAAGATATTGGTATCTTGCATTTGAAGGAAATATATTTGAAAGTAATAATACTCCATATGACATAGCAAATATGACTGCTGGAACTAAATCACATGACAGAATTCAGCAGGCTATGTTAGATTCTGGAGTAGCAAAAGAATATCTAGATGATGATAATAACCCAACTACAGAATTCAAAGTGGTAAATGATGACCCACCAATTTTTGGCTGGGGCGATGCTATGATAGCTATGAACGATGAAGATATTATTGGCGAAATAAAAACAATGAAATCCGAAGCATTTGAAAATTATAAAATTAAAAATGAGCCAGCAGAGTATCATGTAAAACAATTAATTATTTATATGAAGGTTTTAAAAAAATCAAAAGGTGTTCTAATTTATGAAAATAAAAACAATCACGACCTGTTGGTATTTCCAATTGAAGTAACTCCAAAATATAAAGAATGGATTGACAATACATTTGACTGGATGCGTACTGTTCACAAGTCTTGGAAAGATCAGCAGTTACCGCAAAAAAACTATCGTGTAAACTCAAAAATATGTAAGAATTGCCCAGTAAAGGCAGTTTGTGCAACTTCAGAGCCAGGGGTAGTAAAGATAAAATCTCTGGAGGGATTCAGTGAAACAGTGCAGTAGATGTGAGTCTTACTTTAAAGCAAAAGTTACTTATCAAATTTATTGCAGTGCAGATTGCAGAACCGAAGCGACTAAAGACAAAATAGCAGAGCGTTATCAAGTAACAAAAAGACAAAAAAGAAAAGGAAAGAAAAGAATGTGTCTTGGAGGATGCGGACAAACTCTTTCTATATATAATGATGATGGATTTTGTGCTAACTGTAATGTTAGCAAGAAAGCAGTAGATAAAATGTTGAAGCAAATAAAAGGATATTTTGATTATGAACAAGATTAATCAATCAAGAAATATTTGTGCAATTGATGCTAGCACTAATAGCCTTGCTTTTGCTATTTTTGATACCCAAGAAAAAACATTAATCACTATAGGTAAAATTACTTTTGAAGGTAGTGATATTTATCAGAAGGTCATCGATGCTGGTAAGAAAGTAAAAGTATTTTTTGATATATATGGTGGTTTTGAAGCAATTGTTATTGAGCATACCGTTTTTATGAATAGTCCTAAAACTGCAGCAGACCTAGCTTTAGTACAAGGAGCAATTCTTGGGTCAGCTGGGCAGTCTGGAACAAAAATAATAGGTAGGGTATCTCCAATTACATGGCAAAACTATATTGGTAATAAAAAAATATCTAAGGATGAACAGCTTCTGATTAGATCTAAAAATCCAGGTAAGTCGATTTCATGGTACAAAGCATACGAAAGAAACTTAAGAAAAGAAAGAACCATTAAGTTTGTCAATATTAACTATGATAGAACTATTACAGATAACGATGTTGCAGATGCCTGCGGTATTGGACATTGGGCTATAAATAATTGGGAAAAAGCAGTTTCTTATGAATAAAAATATTATTAAAACACAGGCAATGCTGGAGCATTTGATTTTACAAAATGCGGTTGTTATAGAGGGATTCGATACTGAAACTGGAGAAACTATTTATAGTGTTACAGACAAACTAAAGGAAGTAAGCCCTGACATTTACTATCAGATGAAAATGGAATTTGAAGACCATATGTTCAAGCTTATAGATAAAGGTCCAATTTCAATGCAATGGAAAATGAGAGTTTGATTATGGAAAGAAATTCTTTTAATTTTGTGGAAGAAAGTCAAGATGTTGTCTTATCTGTTAAAACTTTAGTTCCAACAAAATGGTTATTGATTGATAGAGAAACTGGACAAGTTTACCAGGGTAATTCTAAAGGGTATTGGGATAGGCTAGATCCAGTAGTTAGGGTTGACAAAAAATAACATGTCTGGTAAACTATATACAAATGAACTATGGCTTAAAAAAAGATACCATGTGGATAAAAAAAGTCCAGAGGATATAGCAAAGGAATGTGGAGTAAGCTTGGAAACTATTTACGTATACCTTGCTAAGTTTGGATTGAGGAAATCAAAAAGATGAGCAATAAAGATGTCATAAACGTTTACTGGGCTCCAGCAATTGGATATAGTGCTAATGGACATAATGAGTGGGAGATGTTATATCCAGAACCAACCAATTTATATTTATCACTATTAGAAAATAAAAGCAATAATATTGGAGGTAAGGGAAAATCAAAAACATTTTTTTCATGTCCTGCAGTAAAAAATCAATTTAAAAATACTTTTGTTTTTAAAAATGTAGTTCAATCAGAATATAGGTTTGATTTTTCAAAAACCCCTGCAGAAATAGAGCCACTATCTAAAAGCTATATAGATTTTAATGTAAGATCTGATTTTGGTTTAAATGTTGGTCCATCTATAACTTTTGAACTATCCTATGGATTTTTTGCAGACCAACCATTACAAGCATTTTTCTATCAACCTATTTTTCATAAATCTCAATATACACAATATGGAACTATCTTTCCAGGCAACTTTGATATAGGAAGATGGTTTAGGTCATACAATGTTGAAGTGCAGATGTGGAATCAAAGTGGATTTTTTAAATTTGAAGAAGATGAGCCATTATTTTATGTTCACTTTAATACCGATAAAAAAATAAAATTACATAGGTTTAAACACAGTAGGGCGCTTGACAAATATATGAATCATTGTGTAAATTCTCCATCATTTATGGGAGAAAATTTACCATTGGTTACAAGATATAAAAAGTTTATGGAGTCTAGATTTAATGAAACAATTTTAACAGAAATTAAAAAAAATTTAACAGGAGAACATAATGAGTGAAAAATTTATAATAAAGGTTGATCAGGTTAACCATCCTTATCATTATACAAATGATCCAAGTGGGGTAGAGGCAATTGAAATTACTAGACACAGAAACTTTAATATTGGTAATGCAATAAAGTATCTCTGGAGAGCTGGTATAAAAGATGAATCTAAACATATTGAAGACTTGAAAAAGGCAATCTTTTATATTCAAGATGAAATCAATAGACTAGAAGGTAAATATGATAGACGCAGAAATAGAAATCGTAAAACATCTTGATGAAGTAAATAAGGTTGTTGAAGAATATCTAAAAGGTAACGATCCTACTAAGATTTCTAAGACATTATCGCTTCCAAGAACACGTGTCGTAGCACACCTTAATGAGTGGAAGACGATGGCATCTGCTAATGATGCTATCCGTGCTCGTGCTAAAGATGCTTTGGTTAGCGCTGATGCACACTATACAAAACTAATTCAGCAAGCATATGAGGTTATTGATGATGCAACAACAACTGCAAATTTAAATGCTAAGACTGCTGCTATCAAGCTCGTTATGGATATTGAGGCACGTCGTATTGACATGTTACAAAAAGCAGGATTATTAGAAAATAAAGAGTTGGCAGAAGAAATGGTTGAAATTGAAAAGAGACAAGAAGTTCTTGTTGGCATTCTTCGTGATATAGCATCCGAACACCCAGAAATACGTGATCTTATTATGCAAAGACTATCTGCAATTGCAAAAGAAGGAGAAGTGATTACTGTTGTCCACCAAGTTCAATGATTTTTTTGAAGCACTTCAAGATAGTCAATTTGAAGAAACTCCTGTAGACGTAAAGACTTTTGTTGAGTCTCCAGACTTTCTTGGGCAACCACCTCTTTCTACTATTCAATATGACATTGTTGAGGCGATGAGCCAAATTTATCGCAAAGAAGATTTACAAATGTTAATGGGTACAGAACAGGGCGACAAACATTTTGCTAAATATACCAAAAATGAAATTATTCTACAATTAGGAAAAGGTAGTGGTAAAGACTTTGTTTCTACTGTTGCCTGCGCCTATGTTGTCTATAAACTACTTTGCTTAAAAGATCCAGCAAGATATTATGGCAAACCTGCAGGAGATGCAATAGATATTATTAACGTTGCTATTAACGCAGAACAAGCTAAAAATGTTTTCTTTAAAGGTTTTAAATCAAAAATTGAAAGATCTCCATGGTTTGCTGGAAAGTATGACCCAAAAGTAAACTCTATTGGTTTTGATAAATCAATCACCGTTTACTCTGGTCACTCAGAGCGTGAATCACATGAGGGTTTGAACTTGTTCATGGCTGTTCTTGATGAGATTTCAGGTTTTGCTACAGAAGTAGGAACAGGAAATGATCAGGGCAAAACTGCTGATAATATATATAAAGCATTTAGAGGCACAGTAGATTCTCGTTTCCCAGATTTAGGCAAGGTGGTTCTTCTATCATTTCCCCGATACAACGGTGACTTTATTTCAAAACGGTATGAAGATGTAATCATGGAAAAAGATGTAATAGAAAGACGATACAAGTTTGTTATTAATGAAGAGCTACCAGAAGGACCAGACAATGAATTTGAAATAGTCTGGGAAGAAGATCATATTACTTCTTATAAATACCCTAGAATGTTTGCTTTAAAAAGACCAACATGGGAAGTAAACCCAACAAGAAAAATTGATGATTTTAAAATTGCATTTTTAACAGACTTAGGAGATGCCATGATGCGTTTCCTTTGCACACCAACATACTCGTCTGACGCATTTTTTAAACAAAAAGATAAGTTAGAAAAATGCATGACATTAAGAAATCCAATAGACAATCATAAAAGATTTGATTTGACTTTTAAGCCAGACCCTGATAAAGTATATTATATTCATGCCGATCTTGCACAGGTTCACGATAAGTGTGCAGTTGCTATTGCACATGTTGAACGTTGGGTAAATGTTCAAGTAATCAAAGATTACGAACAGGTTGCTCCAATTGTTATTGTGGATGCTGTTGCGTGGTGGGAGCCTAAAATAGAGGGGCCAGTAGACCTCTCAGAGGTAAAAAAATGGATTATGAATCTTCGTAGAGAGGGTTTTAACATAGGTATGGTTACATTTGACCGTTGGCAGTCCTTTGATATTCAACAGGAATTAAAAGCGGTAGGAATGAGAACTGATACTGTTTCTGTTGCTAAGAAACATTATGAAGACCTAGCTATGATGATTTATGAAGAAAGAATTGCAATGCCAATGATTCCTTTACTTCTTGAAGAAATGAGTGAGCTAAAGATTATGAAAAATAATCGTGTAGATCACCCACGCAAGAAATCTAAAGACTTGGCGGATGCCGTTTGTGGGGCGGTATTTGGAGCAATATCTCACACAAGTAGGGACTCTAATCTAGAGATTGAGGTTCATACATGGAGTTCTGCTAGCCGACTTGCAGAAAAGAAGAAGGCTATGGTAGAATTGGATACCAAGGCAATTCCTGACGATGTTCAAGAATACCTTGGAGAATATAAGTTAATTTAAATACGATGAATCAAACAAGGAGAAAAATGAATTCATTTAAGAAAATCGCTCTTGCCGTGGTTGCAGCCATGACACTGGGCACACTCGTAGTGACACCTGCAAGTGCCAATACCGTTTCAGTAGACGTAACAACTGAAGTATCTGGTTCTGGTACAGCAGCCTCACCATTCACAGTTAAGGTTCCTTCTGACAACGTAGTTAGCGTTGCAGATACCACAACTGCAACAAACAACGAAGCACTTCTTATCACTGCTACAGTAGTTGCTGGAACACCAGTAACATTTACTGCAGTTGGTGCTAATACACGCCTAGTATCTGCAGTTGGTTCAACAGTTAATGCATCTGCTGGATCATCTTCAATTACAGTAACGCCTGCTTCAACAACAGCGACTGTATATGCATACACAACAAGCACTGCTGCTTCTGCTGTTACAGTTTCTGTAACTGGTGCAGCAACAACAATTTATCTTAAGGGTGTTGCAGGTCCTGCATATGATCTTAAGATGTCAATCCCTGCTTCAGGAAATATTTCTGGAAAGGTAACTGCAACTCTTGATGTAGCAGATATTTTCGGCAACGCTGTTGCTGATACAGTAACTGTTACTACCCTTGGTGGCGCAACTGCTGGAACAGTAACTGCTGATGCTCTTGTAACAGGTCGTTACACATCAGAGATTTCACTTCCTGCAACTGCTGGAACTGTTGCTGTCGGAGCATCTATTACTGCTCCAACATCTGTTCCAACAATCAAGTTGGCAA